TCACCGGAGGTGATCGAGGCGCCGGTGGCTGCCAGGGCACGCACCTGGGCGCCGCTCAGTGCGATCTCCTGGATGCCAGGGGCACAGGTGATCACAGCGATGGTGGCGTAGTGGCTGTTGTTCACGGTCCCGCCTTCGGGAACGTGCGCCACCTGGATGGTGTACTGGCCGGCAGCGGCAGAGTTGCCGTGCGCCACCAGCTTGAAGGTGTCCTGAGCCTCAAGGCGAGTGTTCAGGATCTGAGCGGCACCCGTGCGGGTGGTAGCGGCGCGGCCTCGGGCGCCAGCAGCGACGGGGCCAACCAGGACGGTTGCCGCGTCGATCAGGTAGCCCCTGCGGGGGGCGAGGCCGGTGGAGCGAGCTCCCATGATTCAGGTCCTCAGAGTGAAGGGGAAGGGGATCAGGCCACCACGGCCGCGTCGGTCACGCCATAGAGGCGAGCGGCGGAGCGTCCGTTCATCACGGCCATGCCGCAATACCATTCGATCCGGGTGCGATCGACCGGTGCATCCGGCACCTCGCCCAGTGCACGCACCGACACGCCGAACTGACCGCGAGCGCGGCCTTGGATGGCGGTGGTGAGCAGATCGCCAAAGGCGACGCAGTAGATCGAGGTGGAGCTGGAGGCCTCGGTGAACGGTTGGATCTGCTGGTTGGCAGAGTTCACGTCGGTCACGACGATCGGCACGTCGCCGTACTGGGTGACGCGGCGGCCGAACTCGTTCTGGCTGTAGGTGATGAAACCACCGATCGAGGAGTTGCGGCTGGCGGTGTTCAGGCGCCGGCGCATCTTCTTGTTCATGATCAGCACCTTCTCGCCGCCGACGGCATCGCAGGCATCGATCAGCTCATCCAGCGCGCTCAGGGAGAGAGCGCCGTTCATGTTGATCGCCTGGGAGCTGCCGACATTGATCCGACGCTTCAGGCCATCGAACGCGCGGGGGTTCGTGGTCTCATCGCCGTTGATCATGTGATCCTCGAAGGTCATCCGCATGGAGCGGACCTTCATCTGCACCTGATCGGCGATGGCCTGCGGGCCACGCATGTCGATGATGGCCGTGTCGACATCGACCTCGGAACCGAGGATCTTGAGTCGCTCAGCCTGGGGGTTGAGCACGCCATAGGTGGCGTCGAGGGTTTCGTTGATGCCACGGAAGCCAACTGCAGGCAGTTCGCCTTCCTGGTCATAGAAAACACCCTCGCCCTCCACGTCCTGGAAGGGGATGATGCTCATCAGCTCGCCTTCAGCGAGCTCACGGATAACAGCGAGGCGGGCCGGATCGCGTTCGGACTTGGCTGCCTCCAGAAGGGTAAGGCCCATCGGGATAGTTGGGGTAGGGATCTGCTGGTGGCGTCACGCCGGGCGGGAGGCCTCACGCCTCCCTGTTCGCGCTCAGCAGGCCCAGGCCGGTTAAGCCGTCAGCGGCGGCGACCGAAGGCGTCGCGGAACAGCTGACCAGTGGGAACCTTCGACAGGTCGGCAGTGCTGCTCACCCGGCCATCGCGCCCGGGCCGCGCACCGCCACCGCTGCCGTACTCCGGCTGGAAGTGCTTGCCGTGCACTGGGTCCTTGCGCAGCCGGGCGAAATACTCGCGGGGTGTGATTCGCTTGCCGGTTTCGCTGTCCATCACCGGATCGCCGTCCTTATCGACGACGTAGAGGCCCTGTTTGTCCTCCGCGAAGGTGGCACCAAACAGCTGCCAGACGTAGTCGAACGGCGTGCGGCCATCGATCTCCGATGCCTCAATGCCACCACCAGCAGCGAGGAACTCCCGCTCGGTCTTGATGCGCAGTGCCTCGCGCTCGGCCTGCTGCTTGGCTGACTGCAGGTCACCGGTGACACGGGCCAGCTGTTCCTGGAACTTCCGCTCCTGCTCCTGCAGCCGGCTGGCGGTCTGCTGCTCGATCAGCTGCCGCTGCTGCTCAGCGGCGAGCGCCTTTGCCTGGGCTTCGGCCACCAGCTGCGGATTCGCCTGGCCCAGTTCCTTCATCTGCGCTTCCAGTCGTGCAGCACGGGCAGCGTTCTCGCGGTTGAGCTTTCGCTCGGCCTCCAGTGCACGCTTCAGGCGATCGACATCGGTGGCCTGCTGGTCATCGCCGGCGTCGGTGGTGGTGTCAGCCGTCTGGATCTCCTCGATCGGCTCAGGGCTGGCGGTGGTGGGGGGCATGTGGCATCACGCCGAAGTGCGCCTGAGTTTTCCGGCCTGCGCCTTGGCGAGCTTGAGCCGCTGGGTGGCGATGCGGAGCTGGACGGCATCGATCAGCTGTGCTTCGGCTGCGGTGATCTGCTGCGCTGGTTGGTGGTCGCTCATGGGGTGATGTCCTGCTGACTGAAGCCCAGATCGATCAACGCCTGGCGGCAGTAGGCGGGATCACCACCGTCCCAGATCACGGCCTCGGCTGAGCGCTGACCTGGTGCCGGGTAGGGCCTGAGGGTTCGCTCGGTGAAGTACCGAGTCGAGTCGTAAACATTGTCATCGCTGCGGGCGAGACCTGGCCGCAATCGCTCGTAAATCTGAGAATCGATCAGCGTCTGCTCGTTCACATCCACGAACGGCAACGTGCCAGATAAGCGGGTTAGCACGGCCTGGGCGTTGATGTGGCTAGATCGATAGCTGTTGGCGCTGGCGGGATCCTGAAACGAGCCAATGGTACCGGCCGGATTCTTGAACACATCCAGGATGGATGGCGTCCAGACCCATGAACCCTTTGCGCTGAAGTGGGAAAAAACGCCTAAGTCACCTGCGAATAGCGGGGGACTGCTTGATTGATCGACTGGCGTTCTAAATTGCAAACTTGTTGAGAAGGCTCCAGTCGGAAAAGGATAGGCAACGTATTCATCGTAAATTGCACCATCAAACGGCCTGACCAGTCTGACTTTGACGGTTGAAGGGAAGTTGTCGTTGTTTACTCTGCTGGCGTCGGTCGTTGTCCATCCCGGCGCCAACTGCTGCAAGGCTTGACCGATGGCGCCGGGCGTGGGCACCTGTCGGGCTACCGCATCGGAGACGAAGAAACAGGTGGTTGATCGCCCTGATGCGATCTTGTCATAGTGCACGATTCCCCAGTTGTAGTAGCCAGGGCCAACCCCGCTGCCAATTAGTGTCGCGTAAGCACTTGCGCGAAAGCTGTATGGGTCACTGGCCGCGGAATCTTGCTGGCCAAAGTAAGTGTATGCGTTGTCTGCTACATCATCAGCGGAGTCAAATGCCCATTGGTTGAGGTCTATGTCTTTCGGGGTTCTGATAAATACTTGCGCAGACGCTATCCATGGCTGGCTGTCGATCAGGATGTACGACCTGCCACCGGCTGGCAGGTAGAACCGTTTCGTGGCCCTGTTTTGAATTGAATAGCTGCCAGGATAAATGAAACCGTCCGCGCCGATGATGTAGCTGTCTGCATACTGTGGCAGCGGTGGCACATCGATTTCGCCAGCTTGGTTCGGATTAACCGTCACCGGCAGCAGCTCAGAGTCCTGTCCGTTGGCGGACCAGATACGACCACCACCCTGGTAACTGATAGCGAAATCCTGCGGCTGCTGATTCGGCACCGCTGCTGGCTCCGCTCGCCTCCAGGTCCTGCTGTCGGCGCCCTGCTTGCGGATCTGGGGGCCGGGGCGCAGCGCCGGCGACAGTCGCTGATCCTGGTTGTCGATCAGGCGGCGCCGGTTCGCCATGATCCGCGCCTTCACCGCCTCGAGGATGGCATCGGGCACATCCTCCAGGTCGATGTTCAGGGTCATGGCTTCATGCCGAGGGTCAGGCTGAATCCGCGCGACTGCCCGGCTGCCAGCACGACCGGGGCGTCATAGAGCCGCACGGCGTATGGCCGGGTCCGGGTGGTGCCGATCTTGATCACCATCGCGTCGAAGGTGAACCCTGCACCACTGGCTGGACCGAACTGCCCCGTGATCGCCGGTGGCTCGACCCGGCCGGTAGTGCCGTTGTAGACGCCGGTGCCGATGGTGCCGGTCACGGCGGCGTAGCCGTTGGTGGCGGTCAGTTCCGCCGCCTCCCAGTTGGCCAGGGTGCTGGCGATCGTGAGTTGCCCCTTGGTCGCCAGGAAAACCTTGTATGCCTGCCCGTTGAGGATCAGGCCCGACTGGAACTCCAGCTCGCCCTGGGTGATGGTGAAGCTCATTTCAGGCCACCGTGAAGGTGACGATGCCGCTGGCGTTCCAGATCAGCTTGAAGTCGGTCCCATCGCCCGCGGTCTTGCTGCCATCGAAGTCGATGAACGCGACGGGCGGGTCGTTGGCGTCGGTGTCGTTGTAGAGGATGCCGTAGCTGGCGGTGATACTGCCGCCTGCCGCCGTCCAGGTCAGATCATCGGCGTCGAGCTTGGCGTCATTGGTGGTGACGGTGGTCACCGCGACATTGGCCAGGGTGGCGCCGCCGGTGGTGTAGCCGTTGCCGTTGGCCACCTCGGTCTTGGTGATGCCCGCCAGTGTGGTGTCGGCCGCGTTGAAGGTGGCGGCGGTGCACAGCATGACCTTGTAGGTGTCACCGGAGGCGTTCAGGCCCGAGGCGAACCGCTGAGCGGTGTGGTTGTAGAGGCTGATCGTGACGGCCATGAACCCGCTGGTGCTGGCTCAGCTTTCCGGGTTAGGCGTCAGACAAGGGTGATGCCCCACTTGTTGGCGAGGTAATTCATCACCAAGCCCCTGTTGACAACGCTTAAGGGCGCCGAATAGACCAGGTATTCGCCAGCTAGGCCAAGCCAGCCACGGCTAGCATTGCTTTTTTCACCGCCGATCTGAAATCCATCCGTTGCGTTAAATGTTGCAGACGTATTGCTGACAACGCGCATGATGGCCGGACTGTCAATACTTGGAGAAGTGAACACATTGCTAAAGCGGTCTGTCGCGCCTCCGTTGATGAATACATCATCAAAGGTCGTTCCTGAGTTGATAAATGTGGTTGATCCAGGAGAACCCATGAAAGACCAAGCCGCAGCGACAGCACTGATCAGCGTGGCTCGTGCCGGGAAGGTACCACCAAAGCTGCTGTCGACGACGACATACAATTCACCGATGGCCAATGTTTCCGCGTTAGAGTTACGCAGATAGTTCGAGTGATTAACGCTTCCCCAGTCACAACAGTTCAGGCCATTGATTCCGGTTGTATAGCCAGGCCCCGTAGCGGACTTGGTTAATGTCCAGGCCTTAGTGCCCTTGCTGGTTATTTGCGTTATTTGAGAACTGGCAACAGTAACGGTATTCGCGTCT